CTTGCCTTACTGCTGGCGCTCCGCCCAAACCCGGCCACGCTGGTGCGGGCGCTGTCGGCTCTGCCGCCGGTGGCGCTGATAAACTCGGCCAGCTCCTGACGGGACTGCCGGAGCTTCACGGCACTGGCGGTGGTGTCCACCCCGGCCTCTGTTTCGGCCAGATACCGGCGCTTATACTTGCGCACGGTGCGCTCCCGGGCACGCTGCATCTGGCTGATCTCGTACCGGGTGTATTTTTTCCCGCTGTACTCGATGTCCCGGGCGTTGAGGGCTTCCAGGCTTTCCTGGGTCCATGCAGGCGGTGCGCCCAGCTCCGGGAAGATGGCGAAAAAGGTGTGACGGCAGTTCCAGCCGCAAAGTCCAGCCCCAGTGCCGTATCCGGTGGCGGCCTCGAAGTCCGGGTAATGCTTGCCCATGTAGTCCACAGCGCCGCCACGGTGGAACTGCCTGCCCTGCCACTCAGCGTGGGAAGGCCGAGCACCGCCGTGGGCCGTGGTCTCGAAGAACTCCACCCCCATCTCGTCGGCCCGGGCTACCTGCAACTTTGCGGCGGTCTGATTCACGCCAGTAAGCACAGCCCGGCGGGCGGCTACTTCCAGCGTATCCCGGTGACCGGTGGGATAGGTAACATACTTCATGGTGTCAGCCAGGCTGTTCACCGCACTCTTGACGGCGCTCTTGTAGTCAAACGCACCGCTGCTTACTTTGAGATGCGCACGGTCGAGGGCGGCTTCAAATTGGCCGCTGACGGTGTTGGCTGTGGTGGCAGTCAGGTTCGCAAAGGTTCCGGCGGTCTGCTGGTAACCCGCATTGAGCAGAGCCTGCAGGGTCTCGTTCTCCGCAAAGGGGGTGGGACTTAGTCCGTAGTGGTAGTAGATCTCGTCCTCGGCTTCCATGGCCCGGGTAGCGGCTTGCTGCATGAGCCGCCGGATCTCGGCCTCGCTCTTGCCGGTGTAGCGGGCCAGAAGCTTCACCACGTCCTGTCGGACAGCTTCCACCTGCTGGTATCGCCAGAGCTGCCAGTTGGCTGTCGGCGTCAAGGTCTCCATTTTCCGGATGCGCCGGGCCACGTCCCGCAGGATATCGTCCTCTACCTGCTGCCAGAGCAGCACAAGCCGGTCGGGTGCGTGGTCGAGATAGTCCGGGGCCAGCATCAGCCAACCCCGCCGAAGCTCAGTTCAGGCTGTTTGTTCTCGGAGGCAGCTTCCTCGGCAAGCTTGCGGGCATCCTCTTCACTGATGCCATACCGAGCGGCCAGATACTTGTACCGGGGCAGCAGTCCGCTGAGAGCATCTTCCCGCATCTGGGTCATCCGGGTCTCTGCATCGGTGATGTAACTATCATCCCAATCCACACTGAGTGCAGTGTCCGGGTCAACGTCCGCTTGCTGTAGGTTTTTAGCGGCCCATAAGATCGCCCGAACAATGGAGATCAGTGCGCCTTCGATGGGGATCTGGTTTTTGTTTGCGCTTTGCACCAGATCCTGCCGGCTGCCGTTGTACTCGGTGGCCGTGGTGACCTTGCCCAGCTCAAAGTTGTACCGGTGACAGCCCAGGCCGCACTTGAAGCTGAACAAGTCCAGCATATCCTGTACGGCTTTGTGGTTCTGCTCCACCCGCAGGTCAGGGTTGTACTCGTGATACTCGCTGGGTTGATCGAGACTGCCCGCCTTTTCCGGCAGAGTGACAAATTGGCTTACTACATCATCGTCCGGCGGGATGGCGTGCTCTGCGCCGTCTTTGTCCACGACCTTCCGGCAGATATCCGCAGAGTAAAAGATCTTTTTGTGACCCAGGCGGATATCTTCCCGGTAGTTGTCAAAAGCCAGGTCGATGC